TTTTAGTATCGAATGTGACCGATAGTGCCTTAGTGAGTAGATCAGGTAGTGCATCTTTAGTGAGCTTCTGGTGCTTACCATCGATAATAGTAATAGATTCCATGACTGCATTAAACAGTGCACGATCCTGACACCACTTCTCTGTACGGTTATAAAGCCACGTTTCGTCTACTTCTTCAGTACGAAAGATCTCAGGGATAATCTCTACTGCATGGCGATACTGTTCATCATTAAATTTAGTAGACTCGTCTAGTTCAATCTTAAATGTCTCTGCGGTAGGCAGTATGTTGTACTTAGCAACGAATTGTGCTACTTCACGAAATAGTTGCTGGTATACCCCTTCAAAGTATTCTGGTTGGATAAAAGGGAGCACACGACGCATGTACCCATCGTTAGTCAATATGTTTCTTAGAACGGTTTGTTCTATATTTGCATTAATCAAAGTTTACCCTTTTCTCGCGTTATTATTGGCTTAATAGTAACATATATTTTATAACATGTAAACCGATTTAAAATCCTTATCGTATTCTTGTATGTACTCTACAAGAGTTTCCACATGGTCTTTCTTTCCCTCTGCCGTCCAACCTTGTAACTCATGTGCTTGTTGCATAAAGTTAGCAAGTTCCATCTTAAGTAAAGGAGCGTGAAGCTCTGGAGGAAATTTAAACTTATTAGTAATTATATCATTACTACGATCAGGCATATTACAAAACAAGTAGACGAGGTATTCTGGTGATGGTCCAATAACTGAAGAAAGGTTCTCACGTGTGATCTTACCTGACAGCTTATCACTTTTAAAATAAGCTGTTTCGTAGAGAGAGTGACATAAGCCAGCATAGCATAGCCCGATATCACATCCCCACGATCTAAGAATATCGTAGGTGCCAAACAGGTGGCTCATAAAAGAACCACCTGTGTGACCGATACCTTCGACCTGACTTTCTACCCATTTAATTACTTCATATGGATCAGGTGTCATCTTTCTTAGATTCCAATCGCTTGACAGCATTTTCTAGAATATCACCAAGTACATCAGCGAGGTACTGTTGAAGCTCCAAAGAATCTTCAGTAAGATCTGGGTCAGGTGTACTAACAATCTTGTAGTCAAAATTTAAAACATCAGTATCTTCTGACACTCTCAGCTCTTTAAATCTTACTACTGTTTCTGTAAAGTCCCCAGACAGCATTCTTATATCCCAGTTCTCACCTTCGCCTGGAACAAGTCCATAGTCTACATTTTCTTTCAATTGATTCTGAATCTCGAAGGGCTCCATTATTCACCCTCCATTACTTCTACAATTGCATCCATATCTACCAATGACTCATGCCCAATCTGGTACTGCTTCTTCAAGAATTCTTTAAAGTCCGTATTATTGAAGATCGGTTCCCAGAAAGATTTTGTTGTAGTAGCTTCTGCTCGTACCTTACCAGAAAGAAGCTCACCAGTCTTAGGATCAACTGCTTCGTACCAACCAGCAGAAGGCTTACGCACGTATCCACCTACGAGACCAACTTCTGTCAAACCACTCCATTTCTGTACGCCACCTTCCCAAGATACTGTAATTGGGATCTTAGACTTTTCTTTTACAAAGCGTGATTTTTCTACATTAATAACAAAGTGGTACCCTTGGATCTCTGTACCTTTTTTATCTTGCTGACGTCCAAGAATCCAGATGTTATCTGCAGAGTAATAGATGCCCGTGCCACCAGATACGATAGCCTTTGGATACAAACCAATCTCTTGATACGTGTGGTTAATAGCCAACATAGGAATGTTCTTCATTGCAAGGTATGGTGTTGCCATACGGAACAAACCCTTGAGAGCCTTAGCACGAGACATATCTGCAACCGATTTCTCATTGATAGCATCTTCCATCTCTTTCTTGGATGCAAGGTTACCAATAGAGTCAATCACAACAATAACATTATCCTTACGATCAAGCTGCTCGAGTTGGCCAATAAGGTCAAACTTAAGTTCTTCTACGTTCATAATAGGTGTATGAAGAACCCGAGAAGGATCAATACCAAACTGTTTAAAGTAAGATTGCGGTGAACCAAATTCTGAGTCATAGAACAAGATCACTGCATCTTTATATTTTTCAAGGTATGCACCAGCCATAAGCAGGGCAAATGAAGTCTTAAAGTGCTTAGATGGACCAGCAAGAACCGTAAGTCCTGAGGTAAGCCCACCATCTGGATCACCAGAGAGTGCTACGTTAACCATAGGCACATCGGTCTGGATCATATCTTTTTCGTTAAAGAACTTAGACTCGCTCAAGACCTCCGTGGTCTTGAGCTTAGAGTTCTTTTTCAGTTTATCCATGATGGACATTAGTCATCCTTTCGATTGAGGTACATTGTGTTCATCTTATCAACTTCTTTGATCAATGTAAACCTTTCATTGAACCTTGCGAGCATTTTCATGCTATCGTTAGCACCTTTACGATCACAACCACGGTTACCTTTTGGGGTTGGTACTCGGTTGCATCCACCACCTACTCGCGGATCACCAGACACATACGTCGATACAGTGTGGAAATCCCCACCAAAATCTTGCATCGCATCATATAGCTGATTATAGAACACATGCTTAAGTGCAACAAAGGAAGAGATTGATCCTTCAATGAACGCAGCTTCTACTGGTGACACGTGGGCACTCTGTGAGATGTTAAAGGTAGAGAATCGGTAATAGATCTCCTGCACGGCTAGCGTGCTATTTGGTGCACCACCCATAATATGAAATGGTACTTGAAGCTTCTCTTCTACGTGATCTGTCTCTGTCGGGATATCTGGGTTGTAGACCACGCGAGCATTCTTACTACAGATCCTATCCACCAGATCGGGTGACAGCGTAGTCTTAATAACCACACCAGCATGGGTTGCTGCAAGCACCCGCTGCACGGCACTCTCTAGGTCAGTTGCTTCTACTAGACCCTCATCATCAATATTGACAGCAGTAGTGACAAAGATGATATTAGGGTTCCATTCAATAAGATCATCGATAGTACTATTTAAGCCATCTACCACCATAATCTCGTTACGGGGTTTGGTAAAAGCATACTTTAACGTGTCAGTGATAATGCCAGTACCAATGATACCAACTGCAAAGAACTCCTTCGAAGTATCTACGTTGGCTTCGATTTCCTCTTGATTGGGATCCATTTGGATGTTTTCGCTCATTTATAAATTCCTTCCTGATGCGATGAATAACTAATTATACTAAGATTACCCGCCAATGTAAACATCCATTTCTGGGCGATACCAACCTTTTTGATTATGAATTCGGCCAAGCAGGTTATAAATTTCTGATGTTTCTTCTGATAGCTCTAGAATCTTTTTAGTAGTACTAAAAGTCTGACACAATCCAGATAGCTCAGCAAGCCGCGTATATAGAGCTTTCTCGATATGCGAGATATCATTTACTGTAAGATTAAACTTCGTATTAGGTTTCATTGGTTTTCTTTTTCCTTTTGTGCTTTTAAGGCTGCAAGAATATAAAGCCTATGTTGTCTGTATTCTTGTACAACTTGCGCGAATGATTTTGTCATGCTAGTAGCTCTGTTAGTGAGTGTGTACTATTATTTACTTTCTTCTGATATGCAACTGGCCGCCAAATATCAGGGTGCATAGGCGTATCATCTTTGTTCATCATATAATAACCAGAAGCATTAGTAAGACCCCGTCCTGAACGGTCAAGATTATTTAGAAACCTAACATAGATGCATAACGTATCTTCGTGAGCTACAGCATTTGTTCCAAGGCGCTCAGTAAGATTTGCTAATGCCGCATCGTGATATTCATGTTCGCTCATGCCCTTAGGTCTGCGAAACATTTGCTCGATTGCCTGTCTTGCGTTATTGCCACAATACAGACTAGAATTTGGATCAACATACTGTGGATGGTACGTAGCGATGTCAGCAATCATTTGTGCATAGGGGAAGTTCCATCGACGTATACCTCTATCAATATTCTTTTGATTGAGTCTGTCAGTCAATTTCTTTTGATCTAACGGCGCTCCATTATTCATAGCAAGATTTTCTTCTAACCAGCCAGTCAATTCCTTCATCAACTCTAGACCAAAGGTAGTAATGTGTTGTGTCAGATTCAACCCCTTTATTGGAGTAGGATTTTGGTTTCCGATAGTCGAAAACATTTTGCGATCTGCAGCTTTCCATTCCTTCATAAGGTTAGCCATTTCATCTGCAGTCTCATATAACCCAAAATGTGTTACCACTGAATGGTGATAACCGTGCCAATCCTTGCCAGCATAAAACCCTGAACCAGTACTGCGATGAACGTAGTAGGCATAAACATATTCTAATAAAGACCACTTATCTGTCACGTATTTTTTAACGCGGTCTTGCACGCCAATTGGACGTTTCTTAAATACTTGCTGATCAGTGCCGTAATTCAAATCCTGATTAACGTTATTAAAACCCTCATACGTACGAGATACGCAGTTGTAAGCAGGAATGTTTTGCATCAGCGGGTCGTTAATATGCTTATCGGCTTCAGGACCAAGATAATCTAGGTCCCCGATCAGACAGTTCTCTTCTAGCCACGCAGACTTTGGCCAGAAGTAATTTACGTAACAGTCATAGTTTGGTCTTGTTTCAAGTGCAAGTGCTGTCATGACATGAATATCTCCAGTGGGTCGTGTGTTAGCTCACCCCAATTTTTCCTACGATACTTCATAGGATTTAAGTGAACCGATTGTGGTCGTTCCATGTTTCCAGTTGCATAGATTTCTGGATCCATATCGTACCATTGGTTAGGACATTTGACAATGCTCATGCCAAGATCAGACATGCATTGTTCCATAAGCTTGACTACAACACGGCGTTCTTCTCGAGAACCTGTAAATGGGCGCTTGTCATAGTATCCAGTCTGTGGCAACTTGCGACCTTCAAACTCGATAGGCCATGGTAATCCATACTCTACTTCAAGACCAGTGCTTTTACCAAAATCGTTAAGGCTACTTATCATGGCCGCAACATCAACATTGAGACGAACAATATGATGGCGAACATCAATATTACCAAGTGATATAGTTAAGCCTTTATGATAAGGTTTAATATGAGAACGAATATATTCAAAATCTGTGTTGATTTGATTATTTAGAGTAGTTCCATCTTTTTTGACGGTAGAACTATTTAAAGGTGCATAGGCGCACGTGTGACTATCGCCAATAGCTAACCATTCGTGCTTAAGATCAGAACCTACTATGCTTTTTGCTTCAGACAGTTTTTGAGTAATGGCATCACACCAGTTCTTATCTTCAACATCTTTTCTCTTTTTTAGCTGTTCGCCATAGGCAACAGGAGGACCATCGAGAAAAGTAATATTTTCTGCATCAAGAAAATTATCTACGCTTGATTTCAGAAAGTCATTAAATCCACCCATAAGATTAATTGTACCACCAAAGTTAGCACCAGGTAATACGTAAATATCCTTATGAAATGAATTTTTATGGTCTAAATCAACCTCAAGATTCTCTGACCATGTGCGAGCATAGCCAAAACTGTGACTTGTTTCTTTTTTAGGTATTTTAGCAAATGTTCCAACTATCATTGTACAAACTCATAATCAACGCCAGCTTCGTCAAATATTGATTTACTTAGCGCCCAGGAATCTTCCCACGACTGTGGTATTTCTTGAGCAGGCATAACTATTTTTTTAATTCCAACTTGCACGATACCTTTAGCACAATCAGAACAAACCGGAAGACCAAAGACAAATAACGTAGATCCATGTAAAGATACCCCGTTATATGTAGCATTATAAATAACATTCATTTCAGCGTGTACTACTAGTTTATATTTAGTAGGCCGGTCATTATACCGGTCCTCAGAGTCGTTAACTCCACGAGGAAAGCCGTTATAGCCTTGAGATAAGATTTGACCTTTATCTCCGACTGCAACGGCTCCAATTTTACGTGAAGGATCTTTCGACCACTCAGCTACTCCAGAAGCTAGCTTAAGATATCGCTTATTCCACTTGTTATCCATGATATAAATCCCTTTGCTGTGAGTGTTGTGAGTAGGGCTTTCGCCCTACTCGTTTATTATATACTATTTTTTCATGATTGTAAAGTAAATAATTCCACCAAGTGCAGCACCAATTACCCATCCAAATCCTGACAAGAAGCCAAGAGCAGGCAACCATACTGTTCCAAGAGAGAACGCTGCGGGCAATACCCAAGCTGCAAGTGCTTTCATATTCCAGCCGTTATCATAATAGTATTCGCCATCTTTAGATGCATTAAATAGTTCATCTACATCTAATACTTCTTTCTTGATCATGTAATAATCAACCATCATAATACCATAGATCGGAGCAAGTACAGCGCCAAAGGTATTTACGAAGTTAAAGATACCCATTTGACTTACTACTGAAACCCAAAGTCCGCCGATAACAAGTGCGAATGCCGATGTAATCAGACCTCCAAGTTTAAAGTCAATCTTAGATGGTGCTAGATTAGCGAGATCATAAGCAGGTGGAATAAAGTTGGCTACCATGTTAATACCAACAGTCGCAAAGAAGAATGCGATAGCAGCTACAATAGTAAGAGGTAGTGATCCAATAGCAGCTACAATATCAGTAGGATTTGTCATAGGTTCACCGAAGACTACAATAGTACCAGCAGTAACTACCAATGCAATTAACGAGAAGAAAGCAATATTTAACGGCAAGCCAAGCAGGTTACCCTTTTTCATTTCCTTTTCTGATTTTACGAATCTAGAGAAGTCACCATAGTTAATTACGACAGCAGCAAAATATGCAATCATTGTACCAACTACTGCAAACCATGCACTAAGCGCTGATCCACTATAATCACCTACACCCTGAAAGATAGTACCTACTTCTGCCATAAGTCCTGATCCAGCTGCATTCCACATAAGAAGAGCGAGAGCAATCATAACTACATATACAAATACTCCTGCAAAATTTAAGAACTTAGCAATAGTATCGATGCCTCTCATAAACAAGAAGATCTGAAAACACCATACGATTAAGAACGATACCCAATCAATGCCAGTCATACCAAGCCACATACTAGATGGTTCAATTCCCATAAGAGATTTAATCAATAGAGCTACAGCTGTTGATGCAAAGTAAGTTTGTGCACCATACCAGAAGATAGCTACGACAGCTCGCAATACAGCAGGAAAGTTAGCGCCCTTTACACCCATACTCGCTCGAGCCATAACTGGAAACGGAATGCCATGCTTTACAGAAGGTTTACCCATTAGGTTTACCAGTACCATGACGAAAAGTCCTGCTACTAGAATAGCAGAAAAGACAGACCAGCCTGAAAGGCCGTATGATAAGAATAGTGAAGCAGCTAAAGTATATCCAAAGAGTGATTGAATATCGTTAGACCACACATTAAAAATTTCAAACCATCCCCATGTTTTTTTATCCTCGCTTACAGGGCCGAGGTCTTCATTATGAAGTTCCATGTCAAATTCCTTATTTTGTTGACGTACAGTAGATATAGCAGTTTAAACTACTAAATTAAAATGCCTTTCATATACATGTAGGTTCATTACCTGCCAAGTAAGATCACCCTTCGTGAGTTCATATCCTGCTTGATGCAAATCACTAACGGCGCGATCCATAAGATGTTGTGCCCAAGCATAATCATTCTTGTAGCCAAATATCACATCGTTAGAACGCATTTGCGATACCATATGTAGGCGGTTATTACGAATATAGAAAGTTTGAGCATTGGTACAGATAAAGTCTGATTTACCATTCTCATTATATTCAACCCAGATTGATGGCCGATTATAAACCATTTGTGCACGGCGACTATCAGGGTTTTTGATTAACTCGTCAATGGCATTGTAGTATTGATCATAAAACTTTGGTGAGTCTACAAGATGGCCATAGTTTGAATTGATTTCACCGTTGTCATTAGCAGCGTATTGCCATGCAGCAGGTGGATCTTTCTCAGCACCATGAATATCATTAATGTTAGTAGAACCGCTTTCATACCAAGCTAACTCTGCATCAATATAAGATTTAACTGGTGTACCAAAGATAGCCGGTTCATCGGCAATGAATGATGCACCTAGCATCTCAATAGTCTTGGCACCTGTTTTATCAATAGTATATCGTTGTGCGGCCAGTTCATCAAAGAAGTGGTCACGAATATCCTTCACGTTTAGCATTATCAGCTACTCTCTTTCTAAGTCTAGATGATGAAAATATATGGTTCCGTTTATTAAAGTAGAACTCAATACCTATTTTACGACAAATATCTTTGCCTGTAAACCACAAATAAGATAGTTGCACACACTTTTTGTTTCACGTAGCATAGATCAAATGTTGAAGCAGTAAATCCTACAATCATGCATGTCCCACTGTTTCTCGCTTAATATCATTATGATTGAATTCTGCCCAGTACAGCTCAAACGCTACGCCGCTTTCAAGACATTCGAACTGATGATATACACCAGGCTTGACCTTAGTGTACATACCAGGTTCTAGAATAGTCTCATCAACTAAATTGTAGTCATTTTGCCATACACGAATAAGCATACGACCTGACTCTACATAAAAGCCATTCCATTTAAACTCATGACAATGCTTAGAACAAACCCCACCTTTATTCATTTCAATACGATGAAACTCTAAAGCACCATTGGCTTCAATCAGTTCGGTGTTTCCCCAAATTTTACCAGCAATCATTTAGTCAACTCCACTGATTTAACTGACAGCACATTTTTTGTATTAATCCAATCCCCAATTTGGGGTGAGTCGATAGTCATAGGCTCATCAAATACGGTCGCATCACTTTTTTTCACAAAAGTTTCATAGCCCATCGTAGCATGATACCCCAGCCATTTTAGCCCATCTACTGTTTTTAAAGATACTTTATACATTGTCAAATTCCTTTCTTAAAATCGTTTAGTGCACCTTCTACAATGCCAGGATATTCTCCTAGAAAGCTTCCAGCCTCTAATGCATCCTTATCTATAAGACATATATGACGATGCTCAATATTGTCGTATTCTTTAAGAAGCTTGCGCGCAAGTTTATCATAGAAGCTATCTGAGACGATAGGATCATCTTGTACATAGTAAGCGTAAGACATCATAAGATACATTGGCACCAGCATATTAGGCTTTTCAGTAATACGGTTGCTAATAATGCGTTCGGCTTTACTGGACATTTTTTGACCAAGTAATTGCCAGTTCAGTAAGTGTCATATACTTCTCCTGTTTGATATGACTACTATACATTATTAAGTTCTAATTGTAAACCCCCGAACG